TTAGATCCTCTTGTATCAACAGTTCCCGATATATCGTAACTATCACAACCAAAAGCTCCAACGTGTTCATTACCAGGGTATTTAACACCATTCCTTAGTACTACTCTATTTTGTAGATGCGCAGGAGGTACCCACGATATTAAAAATCTACCGTCTTTATTAGGATAGAATTGAACTCTTGTATCAGGAATTCCGTTCTCCCATTGAAAACTACCTCTTGTTACTACACTTGTATTTCTTAAATCATCGTTATAATCTATTTGTTCGTATATACGAGTAAGATTAAATAATGATTGTTTTGCTTCATCTCTAAAAGCGTGTTGTTCTGTTCTAGGAAACTGTCGGTAGTATTCGTTCAATCCATCAGGATCGTTCTTTAAACCTTCAACTTCGTTTTGCCAGTGTTCAATAACACCGTATTCAATCCATGATCCATCAACACCTTTTATCGGTTTTTCTGGAGTGTCGAAGACAGGTACGCCATAAGAATCAATGAATCCCTCGTACGACCATTCCATAGGTATGAACAAACTATATAATCCTGAACTAGTCTGTCCATTGCGGTTTCTTTTCGTAACGTCTGAATCATAATATAGTTTCTTAAAGTTTTCTCCTCCTTTATCTAAAGCATTTGATGTTGAACCCATCATACACTTACCAATAATCTTGGATCCTAAACGTAAACATGTTTTTGTTACACGCCAGTTATTTAATATATTGTCTGGTTTTTCCCATTTACCACTCTCATCATGTACTAATAGCTTTAGCTTTTCACCATCATAAGAGTTATCTCCTGTGTTCTTCCAGTCAATTGTCGTATCCAAACCATCAAGCTCAATAAGCTCTTCGTTTGAATCTAATTTCTTTCTTGTAAATTTTGATGCAGGAATACGATACGCCAACTCTGTTTTAGGTCGGTCCATACCATCTTGGATAGGTTTAAAAAAGAAAGGGTAGTTAACAGATATAGGAACAACCTTATCTGTAAACATTTTCTTAGCATCACCTCCTGATTTTGATAATATACCAAAACGCGCATCACTTGATATTGTAGCTTGGTTAACTAGTTCCGCTGATGACATAAATGAAAATCCAGAACGTCTATTCTTTAAATAGCACATTCCGTAACATCTATTATCTGCTATACACGCTTCCCAAAATATAAAGAACAATCTGTTTGATTCCCTGAAATCAGGCGCTCCAACGTCTATCTTGCTCCATTGCAAGTACATATAATGTGTACCAGTTATGTATGACGGTTTACCGTTACTATAGTAAAAGAAACCCTCATCTCTATATTTGAATTCGTAATCGATATAGTCATAATACCTTTCCTTAAAATGGTCAGGTTGCTTATTCCAATCGAATACACTTTTAATCTTTTCTAATTCTTTAGGATATGGAGCTTGTTCCCAATATTGTTCTTCTGGTTTATCAGATCTCTTATAAACATCTTCTGCTAGTGGTAAAGCTATCTTAAGATTTTGTATCTCATATATCTCACCAATCTTACCGGTTTTGCTTATAACAACTATATCGTGCTCTTTATCGTAACCGTAAGCCCAAAGCTTATGTTTGTTCTTATGGTTTATTACTTTTGGTTTTATATACTCATCGAGTACTTTAAACAAGGTTTGTTCATACATTATTTGGATCTCCCTTCTGCGAACCCTCTAAAAGGTTTTATCGCCTCAGCATCAGTAGGTTTATCTGCTAATGCTTTTTCTTCTTCATCAACCCTATTAAGAATTTCAAATGCATCAAATATCGCTAACTTTTTAGTAGCCGCTGCATTCTTAAGCCTATCAGCAGAAAGATCATCTTCGCTTCCTATGATAGCTTCTTCTGCAACTTTAATTAATTCCTCAACTGCTCTGCGACCAGCTTGGATTATACTCAACTTCGCTTCCTTCGTAGTCATACTTAATTACAATATCATTTGATTTCATACAATATAATCGCTGCTGATCTATAATAAATTCGAATTCTCCATAAGGAGTATATCCAACTAGATCACCAGGATTGATTTTAAGCTTGTTTAAGGAGTCATTTCCATACTTTAGTATTCCAATAAGCTTCCTTTCTTTTTCTAAGCTAAAATCGTCATTATTTTTTATAGGCATAACAAAACATCTATCAGCAAATGCTTTCCATTTACCGGTATCACCATACATATATATCTGATCAGGTTGTACAAAGTACATATCTTCCATATAATATGATCTACTATTTTTTTGTCTGCCTTTCATGTCGTAGAATCTCCTAAATACGTTGTGGTGAATTATTACTTTATCACCAACTTTTATATCTGTATCATAAGCAAGCGGTACATTCACGACTTCAGCCATGTTATTAACCGCTTTAAATGATTCGATGCGTGTATTTAAGATTAGTTCTTTACCATCAACCATCTTGGAATTATCGTATCGATCTCCAATAGGCTTGACTATAAAATCACTAAATGCTTTCATTAATATTCTAGATCAAATTCAACTGATATAGCCATGTTAGAATTAAACTTCTTCCAAGGCATTACTTCATCAACTTTCTTAATATAGATATTATATGAGTTATCAATTTCATCAAACAGTATATGGGAGATTTTATGTCCCCCGTATACTTCTTGATGTATTGCGTAGTGCATAGCGTCGTTTTTATAATCAGATCCAATACTTATCTTTCTTATAACGCTACTCATTACTCACTTTTTTGCTCTACTTCTTGATAAGATCCATCTTTCAAATCGATACTAATAGCTCCGTACTCTGCTTCGAGTTCTGCCTTTGTTTCTTCAATCTCTTTATTGACATCAGCCAAAGCGTGTAACATAGCGTGTTTTTGTGCTTCAGCAGCACCAATATCAGCTAACATTCTTTGTAGTCTAGATTGTTGATCTTGAATCTTTTCTAATTGTTCTTTTGTAATTTGTTTTACTACTTCCATTATATTTGATTTAATTGTTATATTTATTTAATCACGTAATCTACCTTACTTTTATGATACACAGGTAAATATTTTATTTAAGACCTAGGTTTGCTTTTCTTTTAGCGTTATACTGAGAAAAGTTCATTTTAGCATCAGCTGCTTTTGAAGTCATAATGTTTTGATTCATTGTAGATTCAGGGCTCATGTATGTTTTTCCTTTTGTAGGCCCAGAATATGTGACAGTGCTAGGGTCGAAAGTAACATCTGTAGGATATTCGTACTTCTGTTTATATGTTGACTCAAATCCGCCTTGCTTAGCTATAGGTTTGTTTCTATTAACAATTGTATTAAGCTCCTGCATTGCGCTTTCGCCTTTTTGTCCAGAAGCATTAGCAATACCAATTAAGTTTTCAAGGTTACCTTGTTTTAAGTGGTAAGAACCATTTCCTGGCTGGTATTGAGCATATATTGGTTGATTTCTAAGATTTCCGCTCTCCGCTGATCTTTTAATTTCTTTTGTAATTTGAAGATCAATTTTTTCATTTCTGCTAGGATCTGTTGCTCCTTTAAATACATTTTTTCTATCATCAGTTGATCTGCTGTAACCTAGGTCTCTGCTTGCTCTAGATGGATTTTGAGTTCCACCCATTTCTTGGTTAAATTTATCTGCAGCCCCGAAAGAGTCCTTAATAACATTTTCCATTTTTGTTGGCTTTCCGTTATCGTAAGATTGCTTAGTAGCTAACGTTTCTAGTTTTCCTAAATTACCCGGTGACTTATTAGCAGAGTTGTAGCTAGTACCCATTCTAAAATTAGGTATTACCTGCCCTTCTGGGCTTTTACTGTATTCACGCAATGTTCCACCCGGAGCGTTTGGTTTGAAATCAGGAAATATAGAAGTGTAGTCAGTACTACCTTTAAAACCTTTACCACCTGGCAATTGGTTTTCATTTTGCTTAAGAGTCATCGCTTCAGCTGAACTTTCGGATGCTTTAGCACTTCCTTTTCCGAAAGAATATGATGCTTGAGCGTCTTTCAATGTACCACCCACCAAACTGTTTGATTTTGAAGCTCTATCAAAACTTGCTCTATCTTCAAAAGAAGCATTTTTGTAAGCCATATCGTCTTTAACAGTAGCTCCTGCTTTTGGGGCTGTAATTTTACCAAATCCAGTTTTAGATTGTGCAACCGCTTCGCTGAATGGGTTTGTTCCTTGAATAGAACTAGTAATTGATTCTACACCAGCTCCTGTTTTAGGGCCGTCTCCTCTGCCAGGTTTTTGTTTATATGCCATCTTATTTGTTTTTTGCTCTATTAGTAATTGGCCTAGGATCGTATTCTGGGCACATAAGTTTTAGTTTCATTCCGTTTTTACCTGAACTACTTCCCTTCTCTTTTGGGAAATCGTTTAATTCAAGTGGTCCGTCAAGTAAAGTTTGACCTCCAACACCAGCTACTTTAGAACTTGGTACAGAAGGAGTAGTTTCGTTCTGGTTAAATTTCATAATTAATAAGTTTGTTGATTATAAGTTGTCGGTGCTGCAATTCCTACTTGAGGTTGTTGCGGTACATTAAGCATTCTGTCAAATGACCCTGCTACTGGTGTACCAAACATATTTGTCATAGTATTTTGTGTAGTTGGATTAAAGTTAACAGGAGCACCTGATGGTTTAATACCAGGATTAAATGTTTGTACCGGCGGTTGCGCGTTAAGATCTTGGCTGAAAGCTGGATCAATTTGAGCGTTGTTCATCATGTTTTTCTATTGTCTTTGTTAACGTTATCTATTGCTTTTTGCAATACCGTATCTGAGTACGTCTTGCCTCTCATTATAGTATTCCTTCTTTCACTAGTAGGAATATCTTCTTCACCGAGCATTATACGGTACATTTTATTTATTAGCTGTTTGCACTTAAAGGAAACTTTATATATGTTGTATTTTTGTGTTGTCCTGTTTCTTTCTCTCCATACAGTTATCCAACCCTCTTTTAACAAATTGTTCCAGCGCTTACTATCCCAGCTATAAGCATATGTACCCATCATATAATCCTGCTTGGTAAATAGATCCAAACAATCAAAGAATATTAATAACTCTAAGTCTGAATCTGTTAAGTTGTTATTACGGCAAGCCCATCTACGTATAACTCTATAATGTTTAAGCAATCCAATATCTTTTATATCTTTTGCTTCTAAACGTCTCATAGAACTCCGATTATATCTTCTTTACGTATAACTTTGTAATCAACTTTATTTATTTCTACACCGTGTCCAGCGTGCTTATCATATTTGATACGCATTCCAGGACTAAGAACTTTTGAATCTATTTCATCTCCAACAGAGATTACTGTAGCGTTTCTATAACGGATATTTTCTTTATCTTTTTCAAGTAGTAAAATACCACCTTTTGTTTTTTCCGCAACCTCTTTATCAGGTTCGATTATGATCACTCTACCTATTGCTACCATCGATTCTAAGATTATTGATTACACAATCTGTCGATAATATAGTAGTAGCTACTGACGATGCATTCTTTAAAGCACTTTTCGTAACTAATAACGGATCAATAATTCCAGTTTCAATCATATTAACAACATCTCCAGAAATTACATTAAGCCCGTATCCCTCTTTAAACATGTTAAAATCGGTTGGGAACTCATCAATACCCGCATTAGATAATATTGTCAGAAACGGCGCTCTAATCGCATCTAATAATACAAGTTCCTCATTTGATTCAATTGTATCTTTCAAAATATTAGAAGCATTCAATAAAGCGATACCACCACCAGGTACAATACCCTCTTTGATAGCTGCTTTAGTTGCGCAAATAGCATCTTCAACTCTATCTGCTTTTTCTTTAAGTTCTAATTCAGAATTAGCTCCTACTTTTACAATTGCAACTTTAGCAGATAATCTAGCCAGTCTTCTTTCAAGTCTAATGATTTCTCCTGGCGCTTTTGTATTGTCAATTTGATTTTTAATATCTTCTATAAGTTGTAGAATGTCTTCAGACAATTCACCAACCTGTAATATTGTATCTGAATCAGTAGTTACACTTTTAATACAAGAACCTAAATGTTCAACAGATATTAAATCCATATCATCGCCTAAGTCTTCATTAATAACTGTAGCTCCAGTAAGCAAAGCTAAATCAGATAACATATCTTTTTTGTTAACTCCGTATGTTGGTGCATTAATTACATTCACCTTCATATTCCCTTTAACTCTGTTCATTGCTAATACAGATAAAACACTTTGTTCTACGTCTGCAATAATAAGCAATGCTCTGTTTGATTTTATTGTGTATTCTAATACCGATTGTATTTGTCTAATCGTTTCGATAGGTGATTCTACAATTAATACTAATGGATTTTCTAATACAGCTTCTCTTTTGTTTTTATTATTAACAAAGTGAGAATTAACTAATCCTTTATCATATTGTACACCATCAATTATTTCAATCTCAGTACTAGTGGCTCCAGTAGTCTCCATCATCACAACTCCGGTTTCTCCAACGGATCTAAACGCATCGGCAATAATCTTACCAAGCTCTTTATCGTTGTTTGTTGAAATAGTAGCAACGTGATCAATCATATCACCTGAAACAGGTATTGCAATTGACTCTAAGTACTTAACTACTTTATCAGTTGCTCTGTCAATACCATCTTTTAATTTTCTTTGGTTTGCTGGTGGTTTAACTGAGTAAGCTTGCTCTAATATAGAATGAGCTAATACAGTTGCAGTAGTTGTTCCGTCACCGGCTTCTTTAACTGTTTTCCTAGCAGCTTCTTTTAATAACGTAGCTCCCATGTTTTCAATAGGATCTAGTAGTATAATACTATCAGCCACTGAAACACCATCTTTTGTTATAATTGGTTTACCTTGATTATCCTCTAGCATAACACATTTACCACTTGCTCCAAGTGTTGAACTTACAGCAGAAGTCAATTTGGTTATGCCTTCAAAAACCTTAAGTCTAGCTTCTTCGCCAAAGCTAAGGTTCTTTACAATTGCATCTGTCATAATTGATTTGATTAAATTAAATTTATTACTTATATTATTACGTGGTAAAACGTTTTTTTAATTCTGGCCTGACGAAAGCCTTGTATTAGGAACTTGCAAATAATTTGTTGGTTTACCGTTACTAAAATATACCAAAGATAAATAACGTACTCCATTAGCGTCTTCCATAAATACACTATTAGCAGGACCTGTTATGTAATATGCCCACCATCCGTTTGTAATGAATGGGGATGAAGTACTTTGGTCATTATGGAAACCTTCATATATTTCATTTGCAGAACTTTCAGGGTTTACTCCAGCACTGTAATTATATTTTAATTGGTGGTTTAACGGGAAAGTAGCATTGCTATCCGGGCCTGTTATTCCTAATTGCTGTTCACCTGTTCCGCTCGCTATAGCTAATTGTTGATCAGCCGTGTACTCTAGTTCAGTCTGCTCTGATTGCGATGGATATTGACTTACACTTGACGATATTAATCCAATAGAATAACTAGTGAAAGAAGCAGGTACATTGTTAACATATCTAATTCCAGAATCACCACCTCTCCATATAAGCACGCCTTGGTCATTATACCAATTCAAAACCAGCTGCCCGGCTATAATACCTATTTCAATTCCAATCTGACCATTAGCATGGCGGAATCTTAAAGCATTATCATTACCCATGTTAACAGATAACCCGTTCCATCCGCTCGCTGGATAGTTTGCTGCAGTTCCAGGTGTTACTATGTTATCCACAGAAACGTTTGTCATTCTAACCTGATTATTTGCAACAGTAAACGGAGCTATGCTTGACGATCCATTATATATTTTAAACTTGTCAGCATTGAATATAACATCAGATGATGTACCATTTGATAATAACTTCATTGAAGCAATCCTACCTCCAGCGTCTACAGATAATCCATAGCTAGCATTTAGTTTTCCATCAATACCAGCTATTGTATTCTGAGCTGTTGTAATCGAAGCTGTTTGCCCATTGACAGTTGACGTAAGTGTATTTATAGTATTATTTACTGTTTGCAAAGCATTTGTTCTTGTATTTGCTTCAGTTGTTATACTACTAGATAATGTATTATAATTGTTTGTTACTGTTGTGCCTAATGTTGTAATAGCTGATGCTCTAGTTGATGCTTCGTCCGTTATTGCAGTATTAAGCGTTGTAATTGCAGCTCCACGATTAGTAGCTTCTGTATTTATTGCAGCGGTAAGCGTTGTACCTAATGTAGCTCTAGCCGTAGATTCGTTTGCTATTGCCGTATTTAGCGTATTAACAGCTGCTTCTCTATTTGTTGCTTCAGTAGCTATCGCGGCCGTCAAAGTTGTACCTAATGCCGCTCTTGTAGCCGCTTCAGTTGTATCTACCTCTTGTAACGTTGTTATTGCCGACGCTCTAGTAGTTGCTTCTGCGTTTATAGCTGCTGTTAATGTTGTTCCTAATGTAGCTCTAGCGGTTGACTCGTTAGCTATTGCTGTGTTTAATGTTGTTACAGCGGCTTGGCGATTTGTTGTCTCTGTTCCTATTGCCGCGGTTAATGTTGTACCTAAAGCGGCCCTAGTCTCAGCTTCAGTAACGTCTGCTTGTTGCAAAGTTGCTACAGCAGCTTGTCTATCAGTTTTTTCGGTATTTATTGCAGCAGTAAGTGATGTTACAGCTGATGTTCTTGCTGAGGTTTCATTTGCTACCGCGGTATTCAATGATGTTATTGCAGCAGCTCTTGCTGAAGCTTCTGTTGTTATAGCTGCATTCAACGTTGTGCCTAACGCTGCTCTTGTTTGAGCTTCGGTAGTATCAGCTTGCTGTAATGTTGTAACGGCCGATTGCCTATTAGTTGTTTCAGTTGCTATTGCAGTACTTAAATTCGTGCCTAACGTAGCTCTAGCAGTCGATTCATCAACTATAGCTTGATTAAGCGTTGTAACGGCTGCTTCTCTTGCGGACGTTTCATCTTCAATTGCAGCATTTAAAGCTGTTTCTAAAGCCGCTCTTGACGTTGTCTCGTTAGTAATAGCTGTTTGCAATGTATTTACCGCTGCCTGCCTATTACTGGTTTCTGTACCTATAGCCGCATTTAATGCTGTTCCTAGTGTCGCTCTTGCAGTAGATTCGTTAACTATAGCTTGGTTTAAAGTTGTTACCGCAGCTTCCCTCGCTGAGGTTTCATCTTCTATAATAGCGTTTAAAGAAGTCTCAAGTGTTGATCTTGCCTCAGACTCATTAACAATTGCTTCGTTTAATGTGCTTACAGCAGCTTGTCTATTAGCTGTCTCTGTCTGTATTGCTGCATTAAGGTTAGTGCCTAATGTAGCTCTTGCTGTGGATTCTGTAACTATAGCTTGGTTTAATGTATTAACTGCTGCTTGTCTGCTTGACGCTTCACTTTGGATGGCTGCATTCACTGAAGTACCTAAAGTAGCTCTAGCTTCTGCTTCGTTAACTAACGCTTGATTAATTGTACTTACATTTGCCTGCCTTGTCTCAGCTTCACTATTTATAGCTGCAGTAACATTTGTAATAAGAGTTGCTCTGACTTCAGATTCATTAGCTATTGCTTCACTTAAAACCGAAATTGCTGCTTCTCTACTTATACCCTCGTCAGTTATTAACGATCTTATTGTATTAACATTTATGCCAGCTAGAGCTATAAAGTCTTCATCTTCTACAACTTCGCTATTATGACCAATAGTTACGCCTTGTCTTGTAAATAAATACTTATCTTCATTTATAGCCACGATTAATATATGATACCTAAGTACTTCAATATCAGGGTTTAATGAATTAACAAACTCGGCTGGTGTAGAATATTGTCCACCCTCATAGCTTATTTCATGGTATTTTAAAAGACCACCTGTTTCAGGTTCTAGCCCTTCAAGCATAAACCTACGTACAGCGTTTATTTTATAATTTTTAACAGTAGCGACTTTTTTGTACACTTCTGTACCGACAAGCATTGATGTATTATCAACACGTCCCGCTACGTCAAAACTATTTAGTCTACTCATTAGATTCTATTTAAAATTTTTTAAAAAAGGAAACATAACGCTTCCATACTTTTCTAATAGCCATATAATAGCTATTGGTACTAATAACCAAAGATACATCCAATAGTTTGCTTTCTTTTCGACTTTCTTAACAAACACTTTTTTAGACTCTGCTCTTTTTACATTTAACTTTTTTACAGAAGAGACTTTAGCTATATCTTTGGTTTTATCTATCTTAACAGTCTTTTTCTTCTTTGACTTTATAATAGTATTAGTATAAGACTTACCATCGATAACCATAGGTTTTAAACTATCGATTGGCTTGTATTCTAATTCTTCTTCAGTTTCTACCGTAGCTACGTTTGCTTCTTTAACATAAGTTCCGTCAACTTTAACAACAACAGAACTATCAACTTTCGTTTCGATGGCTATTTTTGATACATCGACTTTTCTAGAGGCACAAGAAACTAATAGTAATAAACTAATAATTAATATAAGACGTTTTGCCATTTTTTCTGATTGCTTTAAGTATTTGTTTTCTTTGCTTACCAGTTGACTCGTAAGATACGTGAACCCAGTCTGGATTTTTATCTGTACCAAACTCCCATATCAATTGATCAAATACTAAACTATCTTTTATATAATTAAATATTTGAGCGTTTGTAATGCTTGTCCCATCCATATCAATATCCATAGCTTCGCCTGAACAGTGCTGACTTGTCGCAGCGCCTTTTATAGCCTTATTAAGAGCCAAACTTCTGTAACCTGAAGATATACGTATCGGAGACTTAAAGTGTTCTCTAATGGGCTGAAATACGTTCTCAGCTAGCTTCTTCATGTTAGCTAAGTGTTCTTCCGTGGGAGCATTAGTAATTCCCCTTCTTTTTGCTTCGTTACTGACAGTCATTTCAGCAAGCGATAGATTTTTAGATAATTGCATTAGCTTGTTAGTTGGTTTATATCGTCTTTTGTTTCTTTAGCTCTATTTAGTGCTTTTTTCAACAACGCCCACATATCAATACTAAAAGTTTCTTCTATATTTTCTTTAACAGACACTAGCTCAACAAATATTAATACGATTGCACAAACTTTGGTAAACATGAAGTCAAAACCAAATGCATGTTTAACAAACTCGTTTAATACGTATTTATCCATAACAAATAAGAACAATATACATATTTCGTATAAAGCCATTTTACTTATTACGTTTGAAAGTTTTCTGCTTCTGATACTTGCCCATCCGTGTAATTTAACGCTTTTAAATATTCCAGTGAACGTATCTAATATTATAGAAGCCCCAACGGCTACAAGTAAACCATATATTGGCATAAACAATAGCAGTATTGATGTTACGATGTAATTAATATATCTCATTATCTCCCCTGGCCTTTATATGTTTTCTTATAGTTCTTAGAGTCTTTCAGTTTTGATGTCTTTGTTTTTGAATGAACACCAGGTCGACTTATTTTCTTTTTATCTAGCTTAGTAGATTCTGCTTTTGCTTTAGCCATATTGTTTGTTATTGTGTAAATATTATTTGACCTATTCCTGTTCCTGCTCCAGCAGGCGATATTTGACATGAGAATGTATAACTATATGTACCTGGCCCTAACGTAAAAGTTGTTGAGTTTAATGTTCCAGTTGTTGTCTGTCTAGCTCTTCTACTATTTCCATTTATATTTATAATAGTATCTGTGCTAAAATTTCCTGTAGACGTTGATCTAGCGTTAAAAGTAGCACTAGAACCACTTATTATAACTACGCCGCTAAAGCTATTGCTCTGGCTACCCGTATATGAAAAACCGCTACTAAATACAACAGAGTTAGCTGGGGCGGCTGAATGATTATATGAATACCATTCTGATATTGATGCAGGGTCACTTGAACTTGGCCTACTAGAGCTATTCGTATTTATAGCTCCATACCCTCCATCTTCAGCTGTGTTTATAGATATCGTGGACGTTCTGGCCCTGCCTAATTCAACATTGATATCACCCATTGACATTGTTGCGTATGCTGCTGGTAATGCCATGATAAATTATTTTAATTCGTTAATATTCCAAGGAAGAGATACTCCTTTATAAATAAAACCTGATTTGTATTTTATTTCATCATCAACCATTTGCTTAGCTAATTCAATATCAGCTATTGATTCAATCCAAGAGATAATAGTATCCTTACTAATTTCTTCAACAGGTACAAATGATTGATCTATTGGCGCTGCTAACTTTACCATTCCAGGTAATCTAGATGTGATACCATTATCGGATTCAGCTACGTACTCGTATATAACCTCAGTTATAACTTTATTTAACTCTCCGATAGAAGGTTCACATCTTAATTCCTGTATCTCGTAATTGTAAGTAATAGCCATTATACCTCTGGTTCTACAACTGGTTCTACAACTTCTTCAACCGGAGCCCAAGGAAGAGGAGTGTCTACGTGCATAGGTTCAACCTGCCCCGATATTTGCTTTTCTATCCTTTCTTGCATGTGAGGTTTGTCTGCGTGAGTTTCTAACCAAGATATTACATCTTCTTCAACTAATTCAGCTAAAGGTTTAAAGTCTGCGTCTCCGGGAGCTGGCATTGGCGTAACTCCAGCAAAAACTCCTTCAATACCATTTTCATTAATACCTTTGTAGTCGTATCTAACTCTTGTTACTACGTTTGTTAATTCTCCAAGTACTGGAGCAACCTCAATTTTGTTTACTTTAAATGTGTACGTAATTGCCATTATTTATTTATTAATTTATTTACTAATTCTTTTAATTCTTCTATTTGTGTCTGTTGTTCTTTTATAGCTTCAATTAATAACCCGGTTATGTTACCGTAAGAAACACCGTATTCGTCAACATCTTCAGCATAAGTAACTACCTCTGGTAATACTTCTTGTATTTCTTGAGCAATTACACCGACTTGTCTTTTCTTAGAATCGTCATCTATTCTATTGTAGTATACGCCTCTTAGCTTATTTACTTTATCTAAAGCATTATCTACAGTGATTATATTTTCCTTCTTTCTTCTATCAGAGTATGCAACAATATCACCTTCAGCATATAATGATCCTCCAACATAAGCTCTATACGAACTAGAAGTTGTAGACGTACTTATTGCAGTACAGTTATTTCCAACGTGATGGTATAAGTACCATCTTCCATTAGTTTCTCTGTATATACCACCATTACCCGCTGAATCGTACATAATTCCGTTCACCCCGCTGAATGAGTCGTAAATACCTCCCCAATTATTTTTAGACCCTTGTAGTCTAAACTGAGTATAACTACTTCCATCATTTGCATGAAAGTGTGCACCATAATTACTAGGCCAATATAATCCATAAGATCCATTAAACTGCATCCAAGTATTAGTCTGGTAATAACTAGTTCCAGATTTATTTGGAGCATCCATGTTATATGATGAGTACATCTCGTATAATGTACCATAAGATGTTGCATTCGAAGCTTGCACGCTTATGTAAGCTCTCGGTGTTCCATTTCTTTGAAAGTGCATTGCGCACATTTGAAGTACATCCCCACCGGCATAACCATTAATCCATAACGTATCTGACCAATACCCAGCGGTTGCAGTCATTGCAGCTTTTAGACCAACACCCATTCCAAAATAAGTTTGAGGGTTTAATTGTTGACCTCCTACATAAGCAGTACGCAAATGACCAGCATTGTCAGAGTTAGTTGCATTTGTAGCTGAACCAGCACTTCCAGCACTTCCAGCACTATCAGCATATCTTGATACATCAACTCTAACTCCGTATGTATTTGATCCATTCCATCCCATCAATGTTGGATATGAGCCAGACCAGTTATTTTGAGGATTTGTATTACTACATGAAGTTCCACTTGGAGTAGTCCCGTTAGAAGCATCAAATATAACATGACTACTACCATAGTTTTTCCAAGATAGCATACCTACAACATTGTCTATAACACCAGATCCTGCCCAGTTACTTTGACCTCTAGAAAGAACAGCATAAGATCCTACACTATTTGTGTCTATAACTCTATATTGACCCTCGTTTTGATAAAAGAATCCATCAGCATAAGGATGTATTTGACCTCCAGAGTAAGCTAATGCAAATTCACCTCCATCAGGTGATGTGGCTCCACGTAGTCTAGTTGAAGAAGCTAAAGATGCTGGTTTCCATCCACCTTCTAAAGGCCAAGCATAGCTACTATAATTTCCACCGTGTAATACTGTATTACCATTTACAAGGAGGGTCTGATTGAAATAGAAACTAGGTCTATCTGTATATATATGGCAAGTACCGCCGTTTTTTGGCCCTATATCAATATACCCGCTAGGCGTTTGAAATCTATGAGATGCATCTGTATTAGGATTAAAATAATAACCAGAATCATTAGCGTCATAATATATAGGTGAATACATATTGTCAGTAGCTTGTACAGAATTGCTCTTTAACTGTCTTAAGTCACCAGAAACCCAGGAATACGAGTCTGACTCAATGCCTATAGAGTAAGCTCCACCGAGATCCATAACGTTATTGTAATACGTTCCGTTTTGTATTTTTCTTAATACAACTTGGCCATATTCCCATACACTAGATCCGTTTCCTATCACAATACAAAATCTACCGTCTTTAACGGCTAATCTAACCGGTTTATTTGTATAACCGACAACTTGAGCTCCGTAGTTATGCCACTGCGTACTCCAGTTATGCCCACCGATTGTTACCGTGCAAACATTGTTGCTGTTATATTCATATATATCTATAACGGCATGAATCATACCATAATTAGACGTTGTGCCTGGAAGTTTAATTACAACAGCTCCAGTGGCGTTTCCTGATGCACCCCATTGAACCAAAGGTCTTGATAAATTATTGCCTTGCTCAACAGCTCCTGCTATCTGTAAAGATGTAGTAGTTGAAGCGGGATCTAAATAATATCCTGTGTCATTTGAATCATAGAATATAGGAGAACGCATACTATTATTAGCCAATACATATCCATCATTAATAACCATCTGAGTGCCATTGTTCCAGTCATAGAAATCTAATCCCCAAAAAACAATTCTAGCGAAAGTATTTTGATTCTCAAAAGCTAAACCAGGGCCTGATCCACCTCCATATCCTCCAAACCAAGAAGTATTACCAGCTACGCTCAATCCACCAGTTAATGATGTATATTGAGATCCGTCTATAGTCATTGCTAAATTGCAATTCTGTCCAGAGTAAAATTTAAACGAACCTTTACCTGCGCTATTACCTTGTGACTTGAATAACATATCGTAGTCAGCTCCGACTAACAATCTAGCATCATAGTTGGAAACTCCTCCGTAAAGTATTAATTTATCACCAGCTCCTGATCCATTTATAGTTGTATTTATCGCGCTGTATCTTGAACTATCGCCAAAAGATATTGCTTGGTATTGTCTTGTTGTACTATTAAAATCACCGTAGTATGAAGTATCGTTTGAATCATAGAAGATAGGCGCTCTGGCACTATTTCCAGCTGTCAAATAATCTGTTACTTCAAATATTCCTCTTACATATCCTCCGCCATTTTGGCCTTGTTGTATTCTAAATGTTGTTGAAGCATCAACGTTTGATGTTCCTTGATAAACATCTTCATCAATTACTCTAAATACATGACCGCTATCTCCAGCTCCATATATAGTAGTACCATCATTATCAATAGCAATACCTCCGGTGTCTCCATCATTAACATCAATCCAAAAAGCATTTGGCCCACCTGTAAAAGGAAAACCTAATGTTGGTGAAGAGTTAGCTGCCCATCTTAATTTAGCGTTACCTATATTTAATCCTCCATCAAATGTTGATAAAGTACTTGTACTAGCTCCTCTTCCTGTAACTGTAGCTAATGTATCCGTTTCTGATGCTGTTACTGTCCAGCTTCTATTAGCTGATAAATCGTAAGATGTACCATTAATAGTTATTGTTCTTGATGAAGGCACAGCGTATGAAGATATATTACCATCATGCAGTACTAATCTTTCAATATTACCACTTCTAATATACATTGCTGTATCAGACGTTACATCAGATTCTCCTTCACCTCCGCCTCTAAAATGCCATGCGTCGTCTTGGTAATAAAACCTACCGTTTGTTAGAGAATTATTTCCATAATCTCTAAACATAAGACCACCATCAATATATGTCTTATAACCCCCTCCTCCTAATCTTGTTATACCAGATAAAGTGACATTGCTAGAAGTGCTAGCTCCTCTTGATGTAACTGATGCTAATGTGTCTGTTTCTGTGTATCCAGTTATATATCCTTGAGATGTTACCCAAGGTCTTGTTGCTAATGTATCACCGTTCCATGTAGCATTAGTGGATGCTTGAATTTTTACAGTTGAAGCTTGAACGTTTAAAATTCCGTCATTTGTATGTAATCCACCAATAGAAACCCCATTTCTAAAAGACTGTATCAACCAAGATCCCTCTGGGTTTTCTACAGATATAGACTCATTTGAACCAGCAGCTCTACCTATACCAAGTTTACCAAGTTGAATTGTATTAGATGTTACAGATCCACGGCTAGTTACGCTATTTAATGTATCAGTTTCTGTATAAGTAGAAATATAACCATTAGGGTTTGAAGCTGGATAGTAAGATGTATTATCATAAGTAATTGTAGTACCTGATGCTTTTACAAATCCAGTTCCATTAAGTTGCGCTTGTGGTGTATATCCTAACCAACCAGCTATTGTTTTATTTACCCATAATGTTCCATTATATCCTAATAGATGTCCATTAATGGGTGCTGTACTTTTTAGATCTACATCATGTAATTCATCAAGTTCAAATCCATTTTGTACTTTAACGAATATCTCTCCATTATTAGCATTAACCCTAGTTACAATACCAATGAATACTAAGTGATTTGGAGCAGAAGGTTTAGTAGATAATCCAAACCTAAGATTACCATTAGTTCCTAGCCATACTGGATCCCCAGGTTCCGCTGAACTGGTATTTAAACCACTTAGCAACCCTTCTGTGACAACATCTACAAAACCATTAGCAGCAACGTTTGCATTAACCAACCCCATTGTTTTAGATGAAGTTGACTCTGCAAGGCACGAGGCTAAACCAACGACCATGTTTGTTCCATCGGCTCCCGTTACATAAACGGCCTGGCCTTTAAATATTGAAACACCAGCTTTTACTTGATGTTGAACCTTCGACGTTGTACCGGCTGATACACCTAAGTCAGAGGCCATCTCTGCTCCGGTTCTATATTTTATAACGCCTCCATCAGACACCAAAAATTTATCGGTGTCCGTGGTTGCGTTTGCTATCTGTGATGCACTTAATGAGCCGTCTATCTCAACGGAAGTTTTTATTTTTTGACTCATATTGAGATTTTATTTGATTATCCTATTTTCTTAACAAGCACTCTAATAGAAGCAGCGCTTGGTGCAGTATTGAATGATACTATCAATGTATCTATTGTATCCCTAACCACATCAGCAATTACGGTTTCATAAGTTGCATTGTCATATAACTGTACATCTACATCTCTTGTATTCAAGTTATGCGTTACAGTGATTGATGTTGCGCCACCAATTGATGTAGCGTATGAATCAGCTCCTGTTACATAACCAATAGGGTAGTAACTACCGTCGTTAGCTTGTAATTCCCATCTGTTGTTAGTCTCGTTCCAGATTAATGATCTATTATCCTCAGAGCCACGTTCAACCTCAATACCTGCACTTTCAGTAGCAGTTCCTGTAGCATTACTATTTAATAGTATAATATTATCAGCAAGGTTGATTGTTTCAGTATTAACAGTAGTAACGGTTCCGTTAACGGTTAAGTTACCACCAACAACCAAAGCTCCGGCAACAGTTACATCGTTAGGTAAACCAATTGTAATAGTATTACTACTTTCAGTAACTTCTATTTCATTAGCTGTCCCAGATATTGTAACGGTGTTAGAAGAAGAATCAGATCCTGCTAATACAATTGTTGAAGTATTTGCTCCGCCTGCCCCTACAGATATACTGTATGTAGTGTTTGTGTCAACAACCGTTTCAGTACCTGTAGTAAATCCAGTAACGTGTCCGAATGTATCGAAAGTTAATCCAGTTACATAAGTTCTACCAGACGCAGTAAGGTTTGATACAGATGATGTATCAGTATGACCTACTGTGAAAATTCCTGTTAAAGGATCACTAGAAACATCAATACCAGCACCAGCTGTGATAGAAGTTACTCCACCTACAGTTTGCCAACCACTTGACGTATATATTTTAAGTTTATTATCTGCTGTGTTAAAGTACACCTGCCCCAATTGAGCCGTTAATGCGGAAGGGGCAGAAGTTAGCGGATGTATCGATGCGTATTGTAACTCGTTAGTTCTAAGGTCTAAGCTAGTTAAATATTTTACTGCCATAGTTTTTTTTTAGTTTATATAAGCTTTGCCTGAAAACGCTCCGCTAAATGTTATTGTTAAATTGTTTGTATCATTATATGTTATATCACCTACAACTACATTGTTACCAGAATCAACAACAGTTGCCGATGCGAACTTATCTAGGTTGTGTTCTATATTCCAGGTTGCCGAAGCAACGTTTTGAGTATGTACATAATTCTTATCGTCATTCGGGAATGGATTGAAAATCGCCATATCATATACGGCATCCATAACTAAATTCCCACTACCACCTAAATACTCTAATGTTATTATATGAAAACCAGGCTGGCTATCCGGCACATATCCTGTTATTTTATAGTGCCCAAAAAAACTGAGCTCTTTTTGCTCCGCAATAAGTATGTCTGTACCCATAAGGTAATTAACAAACTCAACAACTCTTTGTTCTCCTAAATCATTATTAGCTAAACGTAATGTGGTTATACTACTGAACGGTGTACCGTTGCCTCCTAGATTAGGGAATGTAAATGTTCCTTGCAGAGGTGTGGTAGTCTTAAACTTCCAAGTCATTTGTCCGCCAACAGAGATCTTTCCATTGGCGTTCAAATAATCTGCTACAGACTGCGCTGTGAAGTTTGCGGTTTTCCTGTTCTCTGCTCTAGTGCCTAAGAAGATGTCATTATCTTTTATCTCAGCATAAGCCCTATAAGCATTACCTATCGCCATTTATTATTATTTTATGTGTTGAGGTTTAAACAACCCTAGTTTTTCTGCTTCTGCTTCGCATTCAGCTTTTGTTCCAGCTACAAACACTTCTGTGTCTCCTCCAGTTTCCATTGCATGCTCTCCTTCGAATAGTGCAACAATAATTCCACTATTGTGGATAAGTCTCCAGCTTTTTTCTGCTGGTGTAATTTTTATTCCGTTTTCGTCTGTGATTATATACATGTCTTTGATTTATTAGTTATGTGATACTGTCCAACCTCTTCCTAGTAATGTTGCTTTCGCAGCTAGCCCAGCAGCCGATGGTGCGGCATTAGTGCCACCCGTAAAATCGAGCATCCCACCTATTGATCCGCTTCCTGCTATTTTTACCAATATGTGGTCAACAGAGGCTTGGGTCAACGCATTATTAGTAAATCTAACATCAGAGAATGAGTCAACATTAGCTAATACTGGAAATGATACAGTTGTTAAAGCTTGATTATAACTAACGAAGCAGGCACCCATTCCACCATTAACTATGGTAGTTAAATCAGGGAATGTTAATGACTGCAAATTCTGACAGTTACTAATATATATATTTGCTAGATCAATGTCAACAAAATTTAGAAAAGTAAAGGTAGAATTACTACCAACACTTAAATTTGGTACTATACGTGGAGTGATTGTTTGATTTCCACTGCTATTAGGAATAAAACCTGCTATGCTGTAAGAAATATTAGCGTAGTTGCCCCAGCTTCCTAACGTCCCGTCTTTTTCAATTGTAAACGGAGCAACACCTATACCGCCACCACCACCACTACCGCCACCATCTGCAGCAACAGTATCTTTTAAATCTTGGATAGTATAATATTTTTGACGATCCTGCAACATTGTACTACCAGTATATCTAGTGTCAGTATTGTTGTCAATGATCATTAACTTTTCGTCATTCGGGATTATTGCCATTTTGTATTTTTATTATTTAGTTATTTTATATTTTTTACCAGACTCAGCTTTAGTACCTTTACCTTCGTTTCCACGATTTTGTTTCGGCGTTTCCCATCTACCATCTTTATGATCCCAATCTTTGCCTTTACCGGCGGGATCTTTACGATGCATTCTTTGCGCGTGAGCTTTTTTATCTTTACGTTCTTTGGTCTTAGCAAAAGCAAGATCTCTCTCAGCTTTCTTTTTCTTTGCTAATGGTGATAATTTCTGTGGCATATTAACAGTTCCATTTACGAAGAGCTAATGCTTTTCTAGTTGGTTCACCTTTCTCATCCTTCATAGGCCCTGGCATTCCAGACATACGTGCACAGAAAGACTTACGTCTTGCCGCATCTTTACTACCTGGTTTCAGTTTAGAAGGAGGTGTAGTAACTGCAGTCTGCAATTTAGAACCTGGATTTTCTTTTCTATAGCTCGCAACACCTTTAGCATTCAATCCACCTTTAGGATCTTTACCTTCTTTACGTGTCCAAGCAGCAGTTTTCTTTTTCTCTGCCATATTATTTCTTTTTAGATTTTAGTTTCTTTTCTTGTGCTATCATAGCTTTAGTAGGTTTCTTTCCAGATCCCTTATTATCACGCATGTTATCCCATAGACCTCTCTCGGAATAACTACCGTCCTTGCGCTTAATCATTTCTTTCTTTGCCATAATATCTACCTTAATATATACCTTATATACTCACGTATAAACACTTTGTTTTACCACACAAATAGCATAGTCAAAATAGCGACAATAGCCTGTTACTATATAATATAACTACCTAATGTCACATTATTTCCGGTAGGAAAAAAATTTTTTTTAAAAATTATATTTAAGGGCTTGTTGGAGAAAAAGTACATTGCAAATATATAAGTAAGGGGTTATAACACTATTTTCCGACTACTACCCTAAAAGGGAAACGCGTTTTGTTTTGCCCAGTCCCCCGTTGTTTTGTGCTGTGTTTTGTATGGTTTCGGCTTTCGGTGCGGTTTCGGCGCGCAGGTTCAGGTATTAGGTTCCAGGTATCTGTTAGTCAGTGCTGGTGTGTTTGTGTGCGGTGTGGACCGTGTGTGTGTGCTGTGTCGTGTGTTGTATCGGATCGTAAATGTAACGTAAACGTAAGCGAAGCGTAGCGTATAGCATACGCGTATAGCACAAGCCGGATACGTGGTGTAAACGATAATATATATGTAACAAGTAAATGATATATAATATGAAACTACAAGAACTAATAAACAGATTGATTGAACGCGGATCGTTTGATCTTAACTCAGACGCGGAGTTCAGCGCATTGAACAGAGCAGATCAGATCAGTGTACGCATGGCGGTTAGGTTTAACTTATTAATGGAATCATAATGAAAGCGATCCGTAACATCTACAACAGTATATCCATGTTCTTATTCGGAGGCAAACCAGCTGCTCCATCTGAGACTAAATGGTAACGATAAACAAATACATTAACAATACAAAACAATACGATATGATACGAATAAATGATTTACCAAGACAAGTGAGACTGGATCTGATAGAGGAAGCCAGATGGCAGAATGGTGCTGAGTATGTGAATGACTGTGTACGTGACAATGTGTTTATTGCAGAGATCTGTAACTGGGCTAGAACACGTCAGGGTTACGACTACTGGCAATGGGTTAACAAAGGACTGTTTGTACAGATGAATTAACAAGCGGAGCGCGGAGACGCGCGAAGCGTGTATAGCAACGCGTATAGCATGGCAAACTCAACACGATGGGTATTTGATAATAATAATGTAAGTAACAAAGTAAATAACTTAATAAAAATAACAAAATGACTTTAACAAATCAAATCTTCAATCCATCAAAACATCACTTCACAATTTATTATTCACATGAATTTAAAATGTATGACTTTTCAGTCTTTGATCAAGATAACACATTAATATACCATTATCACTTTTCAAACTTAAAAGATATTAATAAATTAATTCAAGAATTCAAATAACCTTACAAACTTAATACGACTAGTATTTGATAATAATAATGTAAATAAATAATAACAAATAAAATTAAATATCATGACAAACAAAGAATTATTACAACAAGCAATTTCTAAATTAACTAAAGAAGAATTACAAGCAATCTATCCACCAATTGAACGAGCTAACTTTGTAGTACGCAAGTCTTGGCTAGGTCGTAATCAAGTTATAACCTTTGTCAACAAGAAAAATCAAAGAGTAACTTACAATCACGATGAAGTACTTAATGTAATGCTACCTAAGCTAAGTATCATGCCATGTTGGATCAAACGTGAGTATTGGTCACAATCAACGGATATGCCAAAAGATGTTCGTCACTTAGCAACCATCGAACAACTTCCAAGTGAATTGGATATGATTGAAGCATTTGGTGAAGAGTTCATGGAATCAACTAACAAAGGTGAATTAGTAGAGTATGAGGTTGCATAAGCCTCCTCTACAAACCTAATACGAAACTAAATTGATAATATTAATGTAACTAAATAAAATAATTATGATGACTTACGAAGAAAAACTACACGAATTAGCAAGAATGTTTATGTATCAATTCCCTGATCTAGAAACATTATCATTAGATGAATTCCTAATGGAATACAGAGAAGAATTAACTGACGAACAGTACGAACTAGGAACTTATATATTAACTTTATTTGAATAACCATGAGTGAACAACAAAAAGAATCGATCATCGAAGGATTATGCTTAGGATTAGTAATTGGCATCGTAATTGGATGGCTAATCTTCGGATAATTTAACTTAAAAAGTGCGACAATAGCCCCCTACTATATAACTTAATTAGCTAATGTCACCTTTTTCTACGATCTTAACTTATGCACCGGAACACGGTGTATAGCATACCTATTGCTTTAAGTGAAATATACTATAATTTCGTCAAATCTTCACTGTTTTTGCCGTTTTTATAGTGTATAGCAACGCGTATAGCACCCGAGCAAGTCGAATACGTGGACCATTTGATAATATAAGTGTAACAATTAATAAATTATACTATTATGAATGAATTTTCCGAGTGTTGTAGTGCTTCAAGGCACCATATATGGGATGAATTATGCTCCGAATGCTTAGATCACGCTGAGTTTATCGATTATGATGATAATGACGAGTAGTGAGATAGTGGGTTATACCTTTAACACTATTTTATGTAGCAAACAAAGTATATCCTCTTGCAAACTCAATACGAGCTCCGTATGATAATATAAATGTAACTAATAACAATTATACTATGACTATAGAAATAACCTCTTATATTAACCCATATTACCCCACAAGGGTATATTACAAAGCAACTTATGGTCGTGAGTGTTATCACCATATTGACAAGGCTATTGTCGATGCGTGGTTAAAAGCGAAGATCAAGTATAGAGCACAAGATATTAAAAAACAACGTCTAACCGAACGAGCAATGGATTCGTTCTATAAAAAGTAAAATTATGAAGAAATTAAATGGATTTGAAAGCTTCCTAGCAACACAAGGATTGGAATTATTAAGAGAACAAATGGTGAATGATATTACCGAATATGTACGACAAGGTAAAACACCTTTAATGACTACGGGATTCGTCGATGACTCTATCAATGCATTAATCAAGAAGATCGAATCGTTAACCTTAAAACAAAAGTAATATGAGTGAGTACAATGTAGAAATTATTGAAACTTTAAGTAAAGTTGTAACCGTAAATGCATCATCTCCCGATATGGCGAGAAGAATGGTTGAAGATATGTATCGCGACGAAGATATAGTATTAGATTATGCCGACTTTGATACCGTTGAATTTAAAACCGAATATTAATTATGTACCTAAATATAACTAAATACGACCTAAATGTAATTCAAGTGGCTTTAGACCATTTGTACGAAGAACATACGGATATATTAGCAAATGCTATACGTACCGAAGATAACGAGCAAGCAAGAATGTCTTACCATATTCAACGAACGATCGAAGATTTGCAAGAAGAATGTAAGCATCAATTACAACACTACGAAAACACTAAAGAGTAGCTTACAAACTAAACACGAATAATAAATGATAATATTAATGTAACTAATAAAAATATATACTATGTGCAAATTAATCAAACAAACTAAAGTTTATGAATGTAGCGATTACGACCGTTATATATGGGTTGAATATACAAACGGTAAAGTAAGCGAATTAAATTACCATCAAGGTATTAGCGAAGACTTTGATCCATACTACGCTGCAAACGACGCTGACTTACTTAAATTCTACCGCGCAATAAGCGATGCATTATACCACATGAGTGAAAATGAAGTTGATCAATTCAACTACGCAATCGACATGCACTTTGCATACAAAAATAATTACTAATAAATAAAAATAAATATTATGACTAGACAAGAATGGTTTAATACATTGACACCTGAAGTACAAGAAAAATTTAGAAACAACACTAATCAAAACGAAAGCGCATCCGAAGATTCATTCTTTAACTTTTGGATTAGCCAAAAAGGTATAACATCTGGAATTGGCGGTGCATTCGTATTCCACAAAACACCCGAAGGTTTTACATACTGGAATGACATTGATACCGAAGCAATAAAGTTAATTAAAAGTAAAGAAAATGAAGACTAAGATAAAAGCATTACTTAAAAGACTGTACAAAGAATTACAAGAAGCCGGGAAAGCAGCGGTTTATGCAATGAGACATTAGCGATATAAGTATCTACAAACTAAACACGATACTTAATTGATAATACAATTGTAATTAACAAATAACAATGAAAGATATTAAAAAGAAAAAAGACGGAACCTTAATTGTTGACGGCGTGCTATACACACCTTATAATGTCAGCGATCTACCAATGAGCTTTGGCTTTAAAACTAACGAAACACGTGTAACACCGGGCTATGCCGAATGGTTTAACTATAAAGGCATAACCTATATAATCAAAAAATAACTATGGAAAAAGCAATTCAAGAAACTGAACGATTCGAAGAGTGGATGAAAAATGTTGTACAAAGTGTACACTATGCTAATAACTCTAAAATGACAGTCGCATACGACAAAGTATTCAAAAACAATTTAAAAACAACTATAATATCTATATAATATGGCGGACACCATCAAATACCTAGCTAGTTGTAAAGGATATTCAAGAGTACTATCCTTAACAAGTGAACTTAAAAGAATGCAACACGACGTTGACTACCAATTAACCGGTGGTGTATCGCTTGAAGAAGTCATTGCGGTACGAGATGGTGTTGCTAAAGAATTAGAAGTGTGGAAATATATCTTTAAACTTATAGAAAACGATAATAAATTATGAGCGACGAATCACATAACGGTTATACAAACTACGCTACATGGCGTATACACTTAGAAGTCTTAAGTAAATACGAATTTACTGAACCGGTTCACGCAAGTGATCTTGAAGATGTAGTAGCTATCGAAGTATTTAAAAACTACAACGGTCCAACGCTCATAAGCGATTACGCTACGGCATTTATTAATCAAGTAAATTTCTACGAACTAGCAGATATGATTAACAACGAATTAGAATAGCTTACAAACTAAACACGACAACACAACGATAATATAAATGTAACAAATAAAAAATTATATATGAAAACAATTAACACTACCCAACAGTTCAAAGAATTTGTTGGAGACAATGGCAGATTATTTAGCGTAACATTCAGAAAAGCTGACGGATCAATTAGAAAAATGGTTGCAAGACTAAATGTAAAGTCTTACTTAACTGGCGGCGGTGCAAAATACAATGCATCCGAGCGTAACAATATCGTAGTATTCTCTATGCGAGATAAAGCATACCGTACAATTAAGATTGATAACTTATTGAGTATCAAGGCTAATGGTGAATTAATCGAAAACAACTAAATAAAAATATATGAACTTATTAACTCAAAATTCGAAATTAAAAAAGACAAGCAAATTAACAGGTCTACGAGTATTTAATTTTGGCATTCCTGCATACAAAAGCGCAACGGGTAAATTAACCTGCCCGTTCGCTGCAGAATGTGTTAAGTTTTGTTATGCTCAAAAAGGTGCATACTCTTGGAGTAATGTTAAGCCAGCGTTTGAAAAACGTTATGAGCTAACTAAGACTGACGATTTTGTTAATGAGATGAATAAAGAAATAGCTAAGAAAAAACCTGATTATGTGCGTGTCCACGACAGTGGCGACTACTACTCTAAAGCATATCTTGATAAGTGGATCGAGATTGCTATACACAACCCTCATGTCAGGTTTTATAGCTATACTAACAGTGTTGAAATGCTAAAATCAGCTGATCTACCTGATAATTACGACATTATCTTTAGTGATTCTGGCAAGCAAAAAGATAAAATTAATACTAAAGTTGATCGCCATACCAGAATTTTTGCTACCTTAGCCGATATGACATTAGCTGGCTATGTAAACGCTATGGAAACTGATCTTAATGCAACTAAGTGGTTCAATAAAACAAATAGAGTAGGATTAATCTTCCACTAATACTCTTGCAAACTGAACACGAATAACAATTGATAATATAAATGTAACATATAAAAATATATATAATGAAAACAATCGAACAAATTTTCCAAGGTGTTGAAACTAATGTTAAAATGTCAATCAGTAGCGTATTTACTAAAGATGATGTACTAAATATTATGTCAAATGTTTTTGCAGCAATTAAAGAAGCTGAACAACCTCAACAACCAATATCAACCCCTAACATATTAGCGAGTGATTTTGCTAACTTCACATCTAAAGTTCGCGAAAAACTATCTTACTACTTAGAAAGTTCAGATATTGTTGATTACGATTCTGCTAATTTTGAATTTGAATATGACAATCGCATTGTACTTAGCCATGTTAATGTAGATCTTGATAGCTGGACTGAAGAGTTCGATGAATATATGCTAGATAACTTTACAGAAATATTTGGTGACGATAGTATTATTGCTGATAAATAATACTTAAGGACTTATAGCTCAGTTGGTTAGAGCAGGACACTCATAATGTCAAGGTCGTAGGTTCGAGCCCTACTAGGTCCACAAACTTAAAACAATTAATATGAATATATTTTATTTAGACAGAGATCCAGTTAAAGCAGCTGAACAGCATTACAATAAGCATGTTGTTAAAATGGTCTTAGAAGCAGCGCAATTACTTTGTACAGCGCATCATTTAGCTGGTAATCCAAGCGATGTTCCATACAAAAAAACACACATGAATCATCCATCTGCTGTATGGGTACGATCATCAGTAGCTAATTATATGTGGTGCTACGAATATATGTTAGCTCTTGGTGCTGAATATACTAAACGTTACGGTAAGCATCATTTAACTATTGCAAAGTGTCGTGAGATTCTTTCTAATGTACCACATGC